AGCCTTGGCCTGTTGACATGGCTACCGGACCCGGCACGGTGAAGGTCACTTACACCTGCGGACCTAACAGCGGCACGGTTAGCCCTGTCGTCATAGGTGCCATCCTGCTAAAGGTCACTGACGCTTATACGAACCGAGAAAACCCCACCCGCGCAAAGCGGACCCTTGCTGATAATATGCTTGACTTAGAGCGTATACAAACCTTCAGCTAATGGATGTAGTGGGCAGAATGCGGGAACGGCTAACGGTGCAAGAGTACACAGCAACACGCGACAACATGGGCGGCGTAATTGAAACCTACGCAGACAAGTTTGAGACTTGGTGTGGTGTAAAATTTCTGACGATAGCAAGTGACGAAAAGGTACGGAGTGAGCAGCTAACGAGCCGCACATCTGTACAGTTCACCATCCGGACGCAATCGGGAGTAGTCAGCGCCGCAGATCGGATAGTGTTCAAAACGAAGATTTATGAGGTTGACGCGGTTGTACCGTCTGGCAATTTCCTGGAGTTTCAAACACTTGAGTGCTACCAGATTTCGGAATTTAAAACTGCCGCTTAATGCCTACGCCAGGAAACGCCGGTGAAATTAACCGGGAGATAGAAGCATGGCTAAAGAAGGTTGAAAAATCGGTTAGCGACTACAGTAAACGGGACCGTAGAAAGATTCTAACAAGGGCTGCAAGGCCAGTAGTCAAGTCGGCGCGAAGGTTAGCCCCTGAGTCTGATAAACCGCACTACCGTAAAGAGGGCACTAAGAGCATCAAGTACAATCCCGGTAACCTGCGAAGGTCTATAAAAAGGCTAACGCTAAAGAAATCGCAAGACGCTTTTGTAGGCCCCCAATTTCGAAAGGAAAAGGTGGCTGAATACGGCGGACCGGGACAACCCACAGACGCTTACTACGCCGCAATGATCTACGGATCAGCGGCAGCATTTAACCGCAGAGTATTAGCTCCGGCCCTAAGCCAGAGCGCACCAGCTATAAGGAATGAGGTATCAGCCGCAAGCCTTGCAGCAATTAAAAGTCGCGCACGAAATCGCGGCATAAAAACGAACTAATGAATCCAGAAACAGGAGTATACGAATTGCTTTCAACGAATACATCGCTAACTGCGCTGGTAGGCAGCAAGATATACCCTGTTACGGCCCCTGAGAACACGGCAACGCCTTACGTGGTGTATAGCCAGTTGGAGGAACAAGAAACGCTGACACAAGACGGACCAGCCCCTAACGGGTGGGTTTTTCAAGTAACGACGGTTGGCAAAAACAACTTCGATTCTAGCGCCGTAGCCAGATTGGTAAAATCGGCATTGAGCTGGAAAACGCAATTGCTGGACAGCGGCGAAACAATAAGAACGGTATTCGATGATGAGCTAAACGCCTCATTCGATGATGAGCAAAAATACTTTCAAACAGTGCAAGAATACAAAGCACGTAAAACCTAAAATTAACAAATTATGGCTACCGCAGGAGTAATTAATGGTACAAACCTTCGATTCTACGTCGCTGGTGATGTTGTGGGACACGCAACCAGTTGCACGATGTCCCTTTCAATGGAAATTCGGGAAACCCTCGATAAAGACAGCGTAAGCGGCTATGCAGGCGGCGCAGCGGGTCAGCGTTCTGGCAGTTTATCTTTTGAGGGCTTAGGCTCTGAAGATATAGTGCTTAATGCCGCTGATGTTGCGAGCATGGCAACCCTTCTGACGCAATTTTCAAGCGATACCGCTTTTGCATGGAAGTTCACCACAGACGCAACCGGCGATGTATCGGTAACTGGAAACGGCCTGATTTCTGACATTTCAATCAGTGCCGCAGTGGAGGAAAACGCCACGCTTTCCGGTACTGTGACCATGATTGGCGCACCAACCTTCGGTACAGTCGCATAATCCCATAAAACACCAACCCCATGAGTACAGTAAATTTCAAAGGGCAGGATTGGCCCGTCCGGTTTGACTTTTCAGCCATCAAACGCACCCTTCCTCTATTCGCCCTCAAGTACATGACGGACGTTGCGAAGTTGGAGGCTAAGATGGCTGAAGAGTTCCCGGTTGACGCAATGGCCCCCTTCATTCATAACGTTGTCCGCTCTGGACTTCGCTATACAGGGGATGAGCGCGAATGCCCCACACTGGAAGACATCGAGGATGCTATTGATGATAACATGGGCCTAATCGGTGACGCTGTTAATGCAATCGCTGAAAAGAAGGTAGAAGCCAAGGGCGAAGCGATCCAAAAGACGCTGCCAGCAAAAAAGAAGAAGCCGACCTCCAAGCCTTAGCGCTTGGGGTACTCGGCTTGTCCCTTGCTGACTTTTTCGACCTGACACCTGGGGAATTGATTTCTGCGATTTCTGAGTTTCGGAAGCAAGAGCGGGTAGGGTGGAGGCAAACGCAACTATTGATGTTCGCATCCATGCGCCCACATTACAAGAAGCTTTCGCCTAACGACTGCATGGCCCTGCCTTGGGACACGCAAGAAAGCAAGCCAGTTATAGCAGAGATAGACAAGGAGAAGGCCGCTGAAATAGTGCGGAAGATGGACGAACGCGCTAAACAAGAATACCTAAACACCCTGAACTAATGTCGAGAAGTGATTTGAGCGTACGGATAGGCACAGACCTTAGCAACCTTAACAAGGGGCTTGACGGTGCATTGAAGGGGCTTAAACGCTTTGGCTTCAAGGCGGAGAGTATTGGGCGCGATCTTACGACGCGTATATCCTTGCCGCTCATAGCGCTTGGAGGTGTTGCAGTCAAGACGTTTGCAGAGTTTGACCGCTTAGAAAAGGGCTTGTCGGCCCTGAACGGATCCGCAGAGGGCGGCGCTAAGTCCTTCAACCGGCTTAACGCTATTGTCCTTGACACGCGGACCACGTTAGACCTTAAAACGGCAGCGCTGGGCGCTCAGAGACTTCAGGGCGCTGGCTTAAGTGCTGCCTTTGCGGAGCGGACAATTAAACAGCTGGGTATTGCTGCTACGGTGTCCGGTTCATCTATTGACGATGTAGGCGGGGTGCTTAGGCAGTTCACACAGATCATCGGTAAAGGCAAGATTGAGCAGGAAGACATGAACAGTATCCTTGACCGGATGCCTGCCATCGGAGCACTTATAAAAGAAGAGTTTGGTGGCGTTACCGCTGAAGCTATACGGGACACCGGCATATCAATGGAAGAGTTTGTTTCTCGAACGGTTAAAGCCATCGAAACAAACGAATCATTCCAAAACGTACAAGGCGGTTTAGCCAAGTCGTTCGAGTCGTTCGCTAACGCGGTACAGGTAGGTATTAGGCCACTAGGAGAGACTATTGCAAAGGTGCTTAACCTTGAGCAGAATCTACAACGCTTAGGCGACTTTGTAACCAATGCTTCGAAAGCCTTCGCCGATCTAAATCCTAACGTTCAAAAGTTTATTATTTACACGGCTCTGGCTGCTGCTGCGGTCGGCCCGCTTACGTTCGGATTGGGCGCGGCTGCTAAGTCGTTACCGCTGTTGATTTCGGGATTCAAATTATTGAGCGGTCCGCTTGGTAAAGTAGGGGGGTTGTTGGGTGTTGTGTTTAGCGCCTTTGCCCAATTAGGAAGCGGAAGCATCATTCAAAGAGTCCTTGGGTTTATAGGGGTTTTTATTAAATCAATAACCAGCCTTACCACAGTCATGGCGGTGCTGACAAGTCCTATCACTTTAATCATTGCGGCGATTGCGCTCATAACAATTGCCTTCATAAAAGCCTACAAAAATAGCGGCTTTTTCCGGCTGCAATTAGATAGGGTTGCACAGGCGCTTTACCCGATCACGGAGAGCATTAAAAACCTAGTTCAAAAGATACTACCTGATTTCTCCTTTTCCCTTTCTGGATTAGGAGAAGTATTTAATGCTGTGTTCGCAGTGATAGCGGGCGGTATATCCTTTGTTGTTGAGGGCTTTATTGCTATTATAGACACCATTAAATTAGTGGCTGGTGCGGCATCTGACATTTTTGCTGGAGAATTCAAGGCGGCTAATAACAAGCTCTCAAAGAGCTTGTTCAATCCTGCCGTCGTAGCAAGGACTGCTGCTGATGCGGCGAAGGCGGCGGCTACTGTATTTAGCCAAACCTTAGCGGGGGAGGACACCAGTACTGCGCTTGGGAGTAAAGGATCGGGGCCAAGGTCAACAGCGACACCGGGCGGCGACGGAACAGAGCTTTTGGGATTAGGCGGCGGCAGTGGCGGAGGCAACCGAAACACCGCTAACGCCATAGAAGCTATTGACTTCGGCGCGGTAACGGAATTATCAAGCAAGGCACGAAAAGAAATAGGCGCGTTTTTCAACGAGTTCGTTGTAGGCGGCACAAACGTTGAATTCCTGCAAAGCAAGTTTGACGGCTTAGAGATAAAGCAGATTAAAGGCTTGGATCGGGTAACAAGAATGCAGGAGGTCTTCGAGGAATTGGGGAAAGAATTAACGGATGGGCTAGGCACGGCATTTGAAGAAGTAAATAAGAAAGCTAAATTCTTCGGAGATGGGTTTGACCCACTGGCAGCAAAAATAAGCCTAGCAAACGAGGCCTTAGCCCAGGCTTACGAGCAAGACCTTCCAGCGACAAGCGAGGCTGTCACAGCACTAAAGAATGATATTGCAGAATTAACGATAAAGCAAGAGGAGCAAAGCGAATCCCAAAAGAGAGGAAACGAGAAACTAGCAATTACAAAGTCTTTTTACGAGTCGCTAGGAATCACTTTCAATAAGGTGTTCGAGGCGTTTACGTCAGGCCAAAAGTCGCTTGCCCTTGGAATAGCCGCAGTGGCTGGTGTGGCAGAGTCTGCATTTGACTCGATGGCTAGTGGTGCCGTCAGTTTCGGGGCTGCACTTGCAAGGGCCACTAGGTCTATAATTGGAAGTTTCATAAAGCAGGGTGTTGCCGCCGTCGTTTCTGGTGCGCTTACTAATGCGGCGTTTCTCGGCCCTTTGGCAATACCAATTGGCGCGGCCGCAGGTGCAGGGGCAAACGCATTGTTTCAAGGGCTTTTAACCTCGCTCAACATTCCAGCCCTCGCAGACGGCGGTATCACCACAGGCGCTCAAATTGCCCTTATCGGTGAAGCAGGCCCGGAAGCGGTCGTGCCGCTCCCTACCCTTGACGCACTGATCCAACGTGCTGGCGGCGGTGGTGGCGGCGGTGGACAAGTAGAGTTCATCCTATCCGGAGAAAACCTGAGAGGCTTATTAAACCAATCTAATTCATCATTCAATCGCTCATTCTAATGGCAACAGTAGTAAAGGGGACGGTTGAAAGTGTTTCGGGCGTAGACTATAACGTCTACCTTGACAATGGAGCGCCTGACGCGAGCGGTACGCTACTAAGTGTACGCTCCGCTAAACTTACCTACCGATCCGAAACGGAGGACGTAGACGCGCACCTGTTGACCTCTAAAATGTCAATAACTTTTGCTGTTCGTAACGCCACCGAGTTGGCCCTTTTTGATGGCCTTATTGATGCAAAAGAATTACAGTACAAGATACGAATTGAGCGTGAAGGCTCCCTTTGGTGGGTAGGCTTCGTCTTGCTTGACCTTGTTAGCGTAGACTTCGCGCAATTCCCGTTTGATGTGAAAATATCAGCGACGGACGGAATCAGCAGGCTAAAGTCTATTGATTACGAAATAGGCTCGCTAACAGAATTCGCCACGATAAAAGAGCACTTGTTTAACGTGCTCACTCAGATGCCCCTAAGTGATTATTACGGAGCAACGGACGAATACCTACGGGTACATTCTACGCTGGTCCCTGAAGGGATGACACCCGGCGTGAACATCTTCAACAAGGTTCGGGTGGGCATCAAGGCGCTTCGGACAGTAGATAAGCGCGGGCGGGTCAAGTACACAAGCTACTACAATGCGTTGCTTGAGTTCTTGCAGCTGATTAACGCCAGGATGGTTTATTCACAAGGCCGCTACTTTGTTACTGAAATAGCCGACTATGCGCGGCCACTGGAGGACGTTACCTTTTACCGCTACAACGAAGCGGGAACAGAGCTTGCGCAGGAAGACCTAACCAACTGGACGACCTATATTAAACAGATAGGCGCAACGCTGGCGGGTTCTGACGCTGTTGCGCTGGCAAGAGGGCAAACTACACAATACCCACCTCTAAAGGCGGTAGACTTCACCTATAAGCATTACAGTCGTCAAAACCTGTTTCCCGGCGTGGTGTGGAGCGACTTGAATTACGATGTTGCGCTACTTAATGGCTTCGATGGAGACGAAGGAGCAGGGCGGCTTGCGGTAACTGCAAATATATCCTACACTGTGAGTGCTGAGGTCGGCGCAATACCGTCTGGCGTTGGTCGGTTGTGGGTGGTGGCTTCTGTATTAATCGCCATAGAAGATGAGGGCGGTGGCGGCGGTGGTCAGTCGCTTAAGCGAACCGCCACAATAACGCCTGCGGGGATCAGTTACGCGGACGCGGAATGGGTAGACGGACTTACAGACACCTACGACTTCCTGCTGCCGGGAACGCCAACCATTACCGGACAAATACTCAACAATAGACTTTCGCTAATTAGCCCCGTGGTGCCCCAAGGTGGTACTTTGAAACTTGCCCTTAGAATGGACAGGACATCTATTAGGGGAGGTGACAGCACAGCCTATCAAGTGACTGTCCAATACAATTATTCAGGCGCATTCGTGGAGAGCCTTCTAACAGGATCCATTGCGGAGCAATACAACTATACCAACTACCTAGCAGAAACAGATGCAAGCGGATTTAATTCGGTTGTGCTCGAACGTGAAACCGTGTTTGGCGACGGACCTGGAGACAACACTTTCGGGCGAATTGAGTACACCGAAAATGGTACTGATTGGCTGAGAACAAACAAGTGGCGCAGGTGGTCGGACGGCTACCTGAACACCACCGCCATGTATCACACGAACATGATTGCGGCCATTACGCTGGCGCTTCAAGACACTAGGCGACGAGTATTGGACATCACCGTAATCGGTGACGACTATCAAGCCGAATTCATGCTTGGCAGTCAATCAGCGCTGTACATCATGCAGTCCGGCGAGTTGAACCTTGGAAACGATGAATGGCGGGGAAGGTGGTTCGAGATAGCGGCTAATTTCGTAGACGGTGCCACAGTAGGCACGGTCACAGACTCAGACCCTACTATTGGGAGTGATAGCGGAGAACCAAGTGAACCAGCCTTGCCGGGAACGGACGGTGGGAGCGGTGGATTTGTGCCCACAGTCCCCGGCTTTGAGCCGGGTGATGTTGCTACGTCCATCAACATAGTGCCTACGACAATAGACGGGAGTTTTGCCACCGGAGATACCATTGGCAACCTAGCGGTAAATAACCTTGATGACGTTCCGGTTTTCGGTGGCGACATTATAATTATAACGAACCCCATTACAGGCGAAACGCAGGAGTTTGAGGTACTGTACGATTCCAACTTAGGAACACCAGACCCCAACCAAGTAACGCCCGGTGGGACTTCTGTCCCTTTCTACGGTCCTGACGGGCTGGTATGGCTTGTCCCCGGAACTGGGGAAGTTTCGTTGGTGTCTACTACGGCAACTTCAGACTTCCCCGACGGATCCTACATCCAGCCTGAGCCACAATTCACGGCACAGCTTCAAGCCCTTCTGAGGACGGATCACTACGACTTCCAACTATTCGACTATGACACGGATGTAACTACTGGTTTTGTAGGTCCGTTTTGGCGGGCTGGGAACCGAATTGGGTGGGGTATTCGCAAGGTGCATTTTGCCTTCGCTCAAGACAATGGCGCAACTGCCGTGAAAGTCAATCTGAAATACTACGACGCGTCCGGGTTTAGGTACACCGTTGCAACATTCAATTCTACTGGCTTAGGGGCTATTGTAGCGGCTTACGCGGATGTTGCCACAGGATATTACCGGGTGGAGGTGGAGACAGTCACAGGCACGGCCCCCAAGGGCCTAACAGTGAACATCGAACTAATTAAAAAGAACTAATGAAATATATATTCCTCTTATTGCTGGCTTTGTTTTTGTGTACTGATGTTTTCGGTCAGGCGCTAGACGCTTTGCCCGGTATTGACCAGCCCCAGCCAAGCGACAGAATACACACTTACACGCGGGGCTTTTCTGCGGCTTTTCAGTTGGACACGCTGCGGAAGTATTTTGCTGCGGACA